AATCAAAAAGAGGAGCCAAAAATACCTCACATTGATTTGTCAGGAATGGGTAAAAAAGAACCCGTTATTGAGCAACAAGAAGAAGTAATAGAAGAAAAAGCTCCTGAGGAGATTGTAGAGGTGGAAGAAGAGTTGGATGAGCAAAAAGTTCTTTCATATATTGGGAAAAGGTATAACAAGGAAATCAATTCATTTGATGACTTGGTTGCTGAAAGAAAAGAGGCTGAGGAGTTACCTGAAGATGTTGCTGCTTTCTTAAAATATAAGAAAGAAACAGGCAGAGGATTTGAGGATTTTCTTAATTTAAGAAAAGACTACGATGCTATGGAGCCTGAGCAACTTGTCAAGGAATACTTGTCAGCTACACAAGAAGGTCTTGATGCTGAAGATATAGACGCATTGATGGATGACTATAGATATGACGAGGATATTGATGATGAGTCTAAAATCAAGAAGATTAAGATTGAGAGAAAGAAGGTTATTAACGAGGCTAAAAAATTCTTCAACACTCAGAAAGAGAAATATAAATTGCCCCTTGAGTCAAGTACGGCAAGAATTTCAAAAGAAGAGGAAGAGGAGTATAATGCTTATCGTCAATATATAACACAGGCAAAGACAATAGAAGAGGAGAACAATCGTAAGCGTCAATGGTTTGACCAAAAGACTAACGAGTTATTTGATGGAGAATTTAAAGGTTTTGAATTTGACCTCAATAACAAGAAACTTACATTTACTCCGGGAGACGCTGCTGAATTAAAGAAAGTACAATCTACACCTGCTAACTTTATTGCAAAGTTTTTAGATGAGAACGGCTTGATTAAGGACGCAAGAGGATACCACAAGTCTTTGGCAATTGCAATGAATCCTGACAAGTTTGCAAAGTTCTTTTATGAACAAGGGTTGGCTGATGCTGTAGATGATGTTACAAGAAAGATTAAGAATGTTAACATGGGAGAGCAAAAGACACCTGAAGTTTCAAAAGGTAAGGATGGAATGCAGGTGAAGGCGGTAAACCCTGATTCAGGTAAAGGCCTGAAAATCCGCAGTATAAAACGTATTTAAAACAATTAAAACTAAAAGAAAATGGCAAGTGCTTTATTAAACAGCCCTACATTCGCGTTGCAACCTGCACCGGAACAAGTGGCGTTAAAAACAAACTACATTACCAATTTCAACTTCTTGAATCAGTATCTTCATTCTTAAGAATGGTAGGTGCTGAAATGCCTTCAAACTCTGACCAAATCAAATGGGCAGAACAAGGTCGTTTACACATCAAGTACACAAGTTGTACTTCAGCTGCTGCAATCGGATCTGCTACAGCTACTTTTACTGTTGCTGATGCTAATGTTACTTACATTGCAATCCGTGTTGGACAAACTGTAATGATTCAGAACAACACTTCAGGTGTTTTCAACAAAGCAATCGTTACTGCTGTTCCTACAGCTACAACTTTCACAGTAGCTTACTACGAGACTGCAGGTCAGGCTTTCGCGGTATCTACAGCTTGTACAGTATTTATCTATGGTTCTGAGTTTAAGAAAGGAACTAACGGAATGGTTGGTTCTTTAGAAGGAGAAGATGATATCTACTCTAACTCACCAATCATCATCAAAGATAAGTATGCTGTAAATGGTTCTGATATGGCTCAAATCGGATGGGTAGAAGTGACTACTGAGAATGGTGCTACAGGTTACTTGTGGTATTTGAAATCAGAGCACGAGACTCGTTTACGTTTTGAAGATTATCTTGAGACTGCAATGATTGAAGCTGTACCTGCTGCTGCTTCTTCAGGAGCGTTAGCTGCAGGAATGAAAGGTTCTGAGGGTATCTTCTACGTTGTAAACAATCGTGGAAACGTATGGGGTGGTGGTACTCCAACTAGCTTAGCTGATTGGGATACAATCGTTGCTCGCTTAGATAAGCAAGGTGCTATCGAAGAGAACGTTGTATTTGTTAATCGTGGATTGAGCTTTGATATCGACAATATGTTAGCTACTTTGAACGGATGGAATACATCAGGTGCTGCTAATGCTGCTTCTTATGGTCTATTCGACAATGACGTTAATATGGCGTTGAACTTAGGTTTCTCAGGATTCCGTAGAGGTTATGATTTCTACAAGTCTGATTGGAAATACTTAAACGATCCTACAATGAGAGGCGGATTGAATACTACTGCAGCTACTGCAACAGGTACAATCACAGGTCTTCTTGTTCCTGCAGGTTCTACTTCAGTGTATGACCAAATTATGGGCAAGAACGCTAAGCGTCCTTTCTTACACGTTCGTTACAGAGCTTCTGAAGCTGAAGACAGACGCTACAAAACTTGGATTACAGGTTCTGCAGGCGGTGCTGCTACAAGCGATTTGGATGCAATGGAGGTAAACTTCCTTTCTGAGCGTTGTGTATGTACTTTAGGTGCAAACAACTTCGTATTATTCCGTTATGGATAGTAGATAGGTTATAGAATAAGGCAGGGGTTTAAAAGCCCCTGCTTTTTTAAATTATTTTAAATCAAATTAAATTATATTAAAATGGCAAGTAAAATAGCTACAGATAAGGTTTACAAGTTAAATGTGGGTACGCCCCTTTCTTACACATTGGCATCAAGAAATCACCCAAGATTCCCGCTAATGTGGTATGATGAGAAAAACAATGTCAACCGCGCTTTAAGATATGCGGTAAATCAAAAGTCTCCATTTGAAGATGAACAAGATGGCAACGCAATTATGGAGCCAATCATTTTTGAAGATGGTTTCTTAAGAGTTCCAAAAAACAATCCGGTATTACAAGAGTTTTTACACTACCATCCATTAAATGGTACAATATTCGTAGAAGTTGACAGAGAAAAAGATGCCACACAAGAGGTGTCTGAATTAAATATTGAGGTAGATGCCTTAATTGAAGCTCGTCAATTAACAATAGACCAAATAGAAATGCTTACAAGAGTAATGTTTGGTAAAGACCCATCAACAGTGTCTACAGCAGAGCTTAAAAGAGATATCTTGGTATTTGCTAAGAGCGATCCTAAGGAGTTCTTAAATATATTAAATGATCCTGACCTTAAATTTCAGGCAAAAGTTCGCTTGTTCTTTGATAATAAGTTATTAACTTTAAAGAGCAACGGTAAGGAAGTTTGGTTTAATACCGCAACTAATAAGAAAAAAATGCTATCAGTTCCTTTTAATGAAGAGCCTCACGATGCAGTAGCAAGATTCTTGCAAAGCGATGAAGGTATAGATTCATTAAAAATGCTTGAAGCATTGTTATCATAATATTGTTTTGTGATTTGGTTAAATGAGAAGGGAGGCGCAAATTGTGCCTTCTTTTTTTTGTATATTTGTAAAAAAAATTAATGATAAACTCAGTAAGAAATACCGTACTTACTATTCTCAATAAGAATAACTACGGATATATATCCCCATCTGATTTTAATCTACTTGCACAGAATGCTCAAATGGAGATTTATGAGGAGTATTACAGCAATTATAATAAGGTTATAAATGCAGAAAATGTCAGAACCTCTGGTACAGAGTATGCTGATGTGAAGAAGCCAATAGCTGAGGTGCTAGAAACCTTTTTAGTTAGCGACTTTTTAGTTCCAAAACAAACAGCTTCAGGCATAGACATAAACAATTTTTACTTGCCATCGGTTACTACGACAGGCAATAATGCGTATATGATTAATAAGGTTATTGCTTATACTAAGCAATTGGCTTCAGGATATACCGATAATACAATAGCATTTGGGCTAGAAGATTCTGCAGCTGATTTTATAGCTAGCGGAGTTGCCGTTGGGGATATCGTTGTAAATGCTACAACTTTTAAATCTTCTATAGTTGAAACTATAGTAAGCTCAACTGTTCTTGGTTTATATGATGATATATTCCAAGACCCCGCTTTTGATGAAGATTATTTCATTTACTCATCAAAGAAATATGCTGAAGTGGATAAGGTTAGCAATGCAAACATATCACTTCTAAACAATTCATTACTTACAGCACCGTCTTTATTATATCCATCTTATTCTTTGAATGGGGATGTGGTGTCTGTATTTCCAAGTAGTATTGTTGGTTATGGGGCTATAAAGTGTGACTACTTCAGATATCCTAAAGTTCCAAAATGGACTTACAGTACTCTTGCAAGTGGCGAGCCTGTATTCAACCAATCACAGATTGACTATCAGGATTTTGAATTGCCTACAGAAGATGAGTATAAATTAGTAACAAAGATTCTAGAGTACTGCGGTATTGTTATTCGTGAGATTGAGGTATCTCAATTTGGTTCTGCTCAACAGCAACACGAACAGCCTACATTCAGTATGCAACAATAATAAAACAATTAGGATATGGCATATATATCACAATATGAATACTATGACAACAATGGCAACAATCCTCAGGATGCCAATTGGGGTTCATATCAATATGTGAGCTTACAAGACATTGTAACAAACTTCTTATTAATGCATACAGGTAATCATTCTTTGGTTAATAATGAAGAGAGATATAAGGTGTTGTTTCACGCAAAAAGAGCGATACAGGAATTAAATTACGATGCTTTTAAAGAAATTAAAGTATTGGAATTGTCTGTCGCTGAATCATTAAGATACGTTTTACCTTCTGACTTTGTTAATTGGGTTAGAATATCTTTATACAAGAATGGTTTACTAAGACCATTAACTGAGAATATTCAAACGCTTTCGTCAAATGCTTACTTGCAGGATAACAAAGGAAACATTTTATTTGATCAGAATGGGAATATTCTTCAGCCTCAAAACTCAGAGATTGATTACGATAGATTGAATAAGCTGAAGAAAAGCATATACTTGAATCAAGGCAATCAGTTTAATGGGCAATGGGGATGGAATGTAGACGGTAATTGGTATTTTGACTATAGGATAGGGGCTGACTTTGGATTGAATACAGAAACGGCTAATTTTAACCCTACGTTCAATATTGATAAGAAGGCAGGTGTAATTAACTTTGATTCGTCTATGTCAGGAGAGTCTTGCATACTTGAGTATATTTCAGATGGTATGGAGAACGGAGATGAGTCTTTGATATCTGTAAATAAGTTATTTGAGCAGTATATTTATGCTGCTATCAAATATGAGTTGCTTAACTCAAAGTTTGGTACTCAGGAGTATGTTATAAATCGTGCTAGAAAAGATAGGGCTTCATTACTTAGAAATGCAAAAATAAGAATCAGTAATATCCATCCGGGCAGATTGTTAATGAATCTAAGAGGTATGGACAAAGTAATTAAATAATATGGCAAAATTTTCAAGGAATTTTATAGCAGGTAGAATGAATAAGGTAGTAGACCAACGTTTATTACCTGAAGGTGAATATGTAGACGCTATGAACGTAAGGATGGGTTCTACCGAACAATCTGAAGTTGGTGTTATAGAAAACACTAAAGGAAATGTTCCATTGACAGAGTTGAGATATATTGACGGCACTCAGTTAAGTATTGCTGCTAAATGCATAGGAGCCATTGAAGATAGCGCAAATGAAACTATATATTGGTTTGTTCACGACTCTGCTTTCCCTGTTGGAGACACAGGTAAGTTAGATATGATTGTGTCTTATAATGTATTTACAGGTATATTAAAATATCACGTTATAAGTATAGATGACGGAGGAGGGGTAAATACAACTCTTAATTTTAATGATTTATATTTAATTACAGGAGTAAATATTATAGGTGATTTTTTATATTTTACTGATGACTATAACGCTCCAAGATATATAAATACAAGAAGAAACTACGACAATCCTATTGGAGATATAGATGAGATTACAGCAGAGGAGCTTCTTGTTATAAAGAAACCACCTATACAGTCTCCTACGATTGAACTTATTAACACAGGAGGGCAATCAAATTATTTAGAAACAAGATTCATATCTTTTGCTTATAGATATAAATATATTGACGGAGAATACTCTGCTACATCACAATGGTCAGATATAGCATTCTCTCCAAATAACTTTAATTTTAGCCCTGATAGTTTTTTAAACGAGGGGATGATAAATGAATTTAATACAGCTATCGTTACATATAATACAGGCGGCCCGTTAGTTATTGGTATTGATTTGCTATTTAAACAAGCAAACAATAACGTAATAAAAGTAATAGATACCTTTAGTAAAACGTCTGATTATGCAGATGCGACATATACGTTTAGCGATAGCAAAATATTTACAATACTTTCTTCAAATGAGTTATTAAGACTCTATGATAACGTTCCGCGTTATGCTCAAGCTCAAACAATTATGGGCAATAGACTAATGTATGGCAACTATATTGAAGGGTATGATTTAAAAGATAAAAATGATAATCCTGTAAAATTAGAATATACTACAGAACTTATAAGTATTCCTATAGGAGAAGAAGACGTTCCTGTGTCTTTAAGTGCAGGAAACTATAATCTTAGCGGAGCTGTTAGTATAAATGATTCTATTGCCACAATTGATTTGGCAGGATTGGATTTGGTTGAAGGATCGTCTATAACATTAGATTTTAGAATTACACACGACTCTTGGGGCGGAGATACTCCATCTCCAAGCTATAACAATTTAAACTTAGACAATTCATTTACGTTTTTTCTACAACAAGACTATGCATCTGTATACGCTCTTGCTTCTAGTGCTGAATTTCAGCAATTTATTGGGACGGCTTTACCCGGAGGAAACATAAAACCTGTTTATAGCCCTATAATTGTAGTTGAAACATCTTGCGATGGCGTAACAGTAACAGATATAATAAATTGTTCTATACAAAACTTACCTACAGCTTCTAAATACGCTAGTGGGATTTCATCTTTAGGTCAGCCAATAAAAATAATAACATCTCCTGCAAGCAGCCAAATAGGGCTTCAGATTATAGCTATGCAATTTGTTGACGACTTAAATACTCCTACTAAATATTATTACGAGTACTATAAAATATCATTTGCAAATGCTAGTTATGAAAAAATATCTACTCCAAAAAGTTTGCATAGCAATAGAGGTTATCAAATTGGCATAGTATATATGGACGAATTTAATCGTTCATCTACCGCATTGGTTAGTAATTTAAATGATACTGTTCACGTTCCTTGTGGATATTCTTATTATCAAAATCAAATACAAGTAACAATACCTACTACACAGATAGCTCCGTCTTGGGCGAAACGATATAAGTTTGTTATAAAGCCTGATGCGGAAAACTATGAGACAATATATTCAAGTTTATTTTTTACAGACTCAAACACAAACTCAACTTATTTTTTACTTGAAGGAGAGAATATAAGGAAAGTAGAGGTTGGGGATAGATATATTGTAAAAGCAGATACAAACGGTCCGCTAACAACTTGCGAGTATGCTACTGTATTAGAAAAAGATTCTAAGTCCTCAAATTTTATAACACCTGTTGGAGGAGGAAGTGTACCTGCAGGAGTATATATGAAAGTAAAACCAAGTTCTTTTTCTATAGACACTCCCCCTAATTCTTATATCAATCCGGGAAGCATTGAAGTTAGAGCTCCAAAAACAAGCGGTGGCACATATAGGAAGCTTAGCTATCCAATGAATCTTGAAGATCCAAATAATGCAGGTCAGTACTTAGATTATACAGTTCCTGCAGGAACTAAAATTATATTTAACTTTTGGTGGAATAGAGATGGCACAGGCTCTAGTTGTGAATATCAGCATTATGATTTAGTAAAAACATACATATCGTCTTCTGATTATGATAATATGTACGATTGGTTTATTGGAGATAACGTAGCTTCTACTTTAGATCAAGGTAATAGCAATGGATTTAGTGCTCCTGTTTTTACTAGCACGCTAGGAGTTGGGGTGAATAACTTATCAGGGAATACGGATCACGGGAATATGCAATTTTTTAGAGAAGCTGCTGTTTTAGGTGGAGACGGAAGGCTTGTTCTTGGATTTACTACGGGGTATAGTTGTGGAGGTATAAACAAGCCAACGAGAAGGTCTTTTTTATTAGATGTATCAATAGAAGTCTATAGAGCAACTGCTCTATTAATATTTGAGACAGAGCCGCAAGACGCTTTGCCTGATGTATTTTTTGAGAATAATTTATCTTTTGCTATTGATGAGGATGGAAACCATATGGGCAATGTCCAAGACCAAGATATCGCAGGAGGCGTGCCTGCAATTATTGATACTAAATTTTTTAACTGCTTTTGTTTTGGTAATGGTGCCGAAAGTTATAAGATAAGAGACTCTTTAATTGGAAGAAGTTTTAACTTGGGAGAAAGAGTAAATGTTGTTGCAGCTCAAGAGTATAAGAAAGCAGACAGGTTTGCTGACATCACTTATAGTGGTGTTTATAATGCTGAGACTAATGTCAATAAACTCAATGAGTTTAATTTAGGCCTTTTGAATTATAAGAATCTAGAGACGTCTTTTGGTCCAATATATAAATTAGATGGAAGAGAGACTGATGTTCTTGTTTTGCAGGAAGATAAGATATCTTACGTATTGGCAGGCAAGAACTTGCTATCTGATTCAACAGGTGGAGGAGCTATCGCTTCAGTACCTGAGGTTTTAGGAACGCAGATTGCTCGCACCGAAAAGTACGGCATTAGCTTCAATCCTGAGAGTTATGTACAATGGGGAGGCAACAGATATTTTACTGATGTTAAGCGCGGCGCTGTACTCCAATTAATGGGCGACTCATACTCAAGCGATCAGATAAAAGTTATATCTGAGCAGAATATGAGAACGTGGTTTAGAGATATGTTCAATAGCTCTTTTAGCACTCAGAAGTTAGGAGGTTTTGATCCATATATGAATGAGTATGTGTTAACTACAAATGACACGCCTATACCAACTAATCCACAATGTTTAGCTTGTGGTATCACTCAGACAGTATCTATTGTAGATCCACTTACGTATTGTGTTGACTTGGGACCTATTGTTGGACAAACAACAATTAGTTGGAGTGTAGTTAGCAATACGGGAGATGACTTTGATGTGTCTGTAGAATATGCTACAAGTACATATAGCTCAGGGCCTGTTACAAATGATGGTCAATTAACTTTCTATAAAGATTTAATATCAGTTGAGACTGCTATTGTAACAATAACGCCATCTAATGGGGACTTGGTATTGCAGATAACTGCAGAGTGCCCTGTACCTGAGGTCTTAACTATTGTTGAGATAGTGGTTGGAAATAATACTGAAGCAGGAGAGCAAATACATACTCAGTACAGATACACAGATGGAATGTATATATCTCCGCTGCAATCTAATTTAGTAACGTTTACTAGCGGAACAGCCAATCCATTAGTATCAAGGTATAATGTAATTACAGGTTATGTTGGTACAGGTGTATTCCCTCCTGAGTTCACCATAATGTCAATGCAGACAAATAAGATATTCCCTGATGACTTTGTATTCAATCCATTAAATGACAAGTTTAGATACTATAGAACAAACGTATTGTATCCAAATACTCCTGCGAATGTATTAACTGTTATAGGATTGTCAAGTACAGCTTCTCCAATAACAGGAAGTTCTCCAATTTACAAGGCAAACTTTACCGTTCCTGATAAAACGTCTGGAGATGTATTGTATTTGATTTGGGATATGAGAGACTCAATACCAACAGAATTATGTTATGCTGAGAGCAATGTAGTAGAGCCTAAAACTGAAGTGTGTTGCAATTGCTCTACTTGTACTACTGATTGCGTAAATGTAACTGTTACTAACTTGTCTTCTTCAACAACAGCGACAATAGAATTTGGTGTAACAACAGGCGGTAAGTGCGCTAGCTCTCCATTTACAATCGAATTAGCTCCTGAAGAAGTATATGAGACTTGCATACAGGTTGGAACCGACTATGAAGTAATAGAAGGAGTAGCGTCTGTATTGTTAACTGAGTGTGCAGATTGCTCTACTTATGTGTATGTTAATCCTCAAGGAAGTGGCATTAGCGCTACGATTAAGTACTTTGATTGCACAACAGGAGATGAAGTTGCTGTATCTGTAGGCGAAGGAGATAATTTAAAATTCTGTTGTCAGTTCGGCACGGTACCGGAAGTTGGTCCCGGAGACAATGATAATTTATATGCGACAAATATTTGTAAGTGTTGCGAAGATAATAGTTGTACTCAATGGAGAATTTATGGCATAAATGATGACTCGTTTTGTTGCTTGGAGGAATTGCGAAGGAAGTGAGGTTAGTGAATTATTTTTAAAAGATAATACATATTACTTCTGTGTTGAGACAGGATTCAATCCAAATGTAGTTTACGGAGATTGCACTATTGAGCCATACGATGGATGTTTTAATTCAGCAAATTGTTAATAATTAAAAATAAAAAATGCCAATACCTCAAACGTTTTACTTAAATGCTCCCTCTCTTGGATCAGCTACTGCCGTATTTTATGATGCGGCTTTAACTGTATGTGCAGCAGATGGATACTATAGCGATGGACTCATAACGAGAGAGCAAGTAGGATGCGTGCTTCTGCCTGAAGAAGATTGTCCATTCTGTGGCACGTCTTGTAGTCCTATATTAAAAATTGACACTCCCGATAAAAATGGATTATTTAGATTAAATGTAGATACAGGTACAACCCCTACAGATGTAGGTGCTATTATAATTACATTCAATCCTAATATCATACCAAATGGTATAAAGGTTACATTGGATACAAATATTTACAATGAGCTTAGTTCTGAAAATTTTGGATATCTAGCGTCTACAATTCCGGGAACTCCAACTTATGTAGGAAGCTCCCCCGATAATTGTGGAGCTGTTGGTAGCGGAAGCACATATGATCTTGATGTAAATGAATACAATGGAGTTAGTTGGAATACTACAGGAGATGCAGAGTCTGTATCAACAGACCCTAACTATTCTGCTATGACTGCAAGTAGTCCTGGAGATTGTATAATGGTAATACCAAAATTAAACAACTCTTTTAATACGCTTATTATTGATATAATAACCGTGTGTGATGATGACGCTTCGGTGTCTGTTAGTTGCCCTGCTCTTCTTCGCTCATTTACGGGCTCTACAGAAGAGGATGATGCAATAATAAGATGTGCTTTGCCTACTAATGTAACATATTATGTAGCTCCTGTAAATGGCGTCAATCCATATCTTGGATTGTATGATTGGGTGTTTACGGATGCGTATGGAGAAAATAAACTGCCTGACGGTAAATACAAGACAAACTTTTTAACTTTACCAAATGATACCATAGAGGTGCAGAATGGAGTAATAATATCAATATCACAAACTTGTTAATATGCAATATACACTAACATATAGTCCCGGTGTTGAAGGGTGGGTTTCATTTTACTCTTACAATCCTGATTACATATTAGGAATGAACAACTATCTGTATTCCTTTAAGGGAGGCAATTTATATAGACATAATGT